CAAGCCACTAATGCTATTGCGGGCAAAATTCCAAGTTGTTGTGGCCGTGCTGCGAAGCGCTGCCGGTATGGTCTTGTCCACCCTAGCTGTGACCACGGTTGTTGACGTATAGCCAACAATGGTCAAACGATATTGCGTGCCAGCCGAGTCGGTCAAAATGATGGCGTCGCCAATGTCACTTGTGCCCACAAATTTGGCCGAGCTAGACGTGATTGTCAGCGTATCTGCTGGCCCCCAGGTCGAACCGCCGGTCACCGTCATGGTCACCGCGGTAGTGTTTGTGCCGTTGTATGTTGCGCCAGAGTCAACAAAGAATGCTTTGTCAATTGTGGTAATTGCCCTGGACTCAAGACGTTCAATGTAGCGCACATAGCTGCCATTGATCAATCGCTTGACCACTACATACAGCACATCTTCATTGCCTTCGGCCACGCATGTGCATGACTCAAACGTGCCATCGGTATCGTGGTGATGCCAGGATCCAATTTGTTGTTCCGGGATGTAAGTTAAACCCAGCAAATTGCCAGAGTTGGAAACAAACCAGATCAGCGGCTGCGGCGCTTTACTGAAGCACATGTCCACAATGTCATAGGTATCAAACAGATGGGCTGCACGGATCGATAGATCGCCCGTAATAAAGCCGTTTGACTGCCAGGAATACCCAAGCTCACGGATATGACCGCCGCGCGCTGCAACGTACACCAACGAGTTGTTGATGATCGACGGTTGCACGTTTGATGCACCGATGTACGACTGTGGTCGAACAGAGATCGATGTTGGCGTAATTGCGTCCGAGTTAACAGACGATACGCGCCACTCGGCAGAGCCGGTCAACAAGATCAACTGGGTCAATGGCACGACGTGACGAATGGTGTTGGCCTCACGCGCAGCAACGCGGAACTCAATCCGATCGTCGTCTCGAATAGGCAGGCCGTAGCTCATGTCGCTTTCAGTGCCTGACTTGGTCATCCAGATCTTCTGTGGCTCATTGGTTGAGCCTGCAAAAGTTCTGCGCTGCTCAAAGTAGGACACTGCACCAGGGTAATTTCCGGTGCTGCTGAAATACGAGTTGTAGATTGGTGGCGTCAAACCCAAGTCGGGCGTAATGTTGTCGTCAATCAGCGATGTTGTTGTGGTGTTGCCAATGTATCCAAAGATACCGCCCAAGCGTTTGTAGACGTTGTAGCGCGATGCTCCGGTCACAGCAGACCAGGAAATCGTGTTGTACGCACCGGTCACATAAATGTTGTTGGATATGGTGGTGCTTGATGATGCGGCAGATACGCTTACGCCATCCGCAGCTACAGCGGTCACCACATAAACCATGTCATTGTATGTGTCTGTATTTGTTGATGAAGATGTTGGTATGTATTTGGTTGAGCTTACGCCTGTGGGCGCGGCCACCGATGCTGCAAAGTTAATTGTTGACAACACCCAATTTGTAGCACCCAGACGGCGAAGTTCACGCGGCGCATAGCTTGGATGCACCAGGGTTAAAACGTCAGCAGACTGCACATAATGAATGTCAAACAAATCAGATTCAGCAAATGGATTTGGAATTTCATATGCAGTTGATGGCAATGCGTACCAATACGTTGCATTAGGTGGCACTTGGTTTGTGTTGCCTGCAATGCAGTAATAGTTTGTGCCGGATCTTGATACTAGATCGCCGGTCACATAGGCTGTTGCGCTGCTCCATGCTGTAGGTGATCCAGCAAGCAATGTTGCGCCCTGGGTGTGAAATCGAATATAGCTCGCTCCAAGCTCGATCACCATTGTTTGGGTAGTCGAGTATGTAAATGGAATCAAACGCGTCCGCTTGGTACTATCCTTGACCGCACGAACGAAAGAAAAGCCTGGGCGATTCTCTGCTGGGCCTTGAGGCATCGAGATAAAATTGCGAAGCTTGGCTGCGCCTGTTTGAAATTTGACGTCGTCAATGCGGCCGAACATCTCCGGCGACATCACGCCACCAGAGAATGCCCGGGTGTAGCTGCGTGTATTTGCCATGCTTATCTCCCTGCCGACCAGGGCACGATGTGTTCAATTGTTGTGCGACGCTGTGTTGAGTCAGATGCCCTTGCTTGCTGCAAGTAACCCATCGCCATTGCTGTGCAGCGCTTTGCTTCTGCCGATCCCATGTCACCTTTGATCACCGGGCCAGCCAACATTGATGCAAGCTGCCAGGATAAGGCCATGACAAACAAAGGGCTAAACGAAGTTGTGTCTGTCACATAGCATGTGTAGCGCAGCATCGCTGATTCTTGATTGGTATACAGAACGTGGTTTCCGTCTGTAGAAATCTCAACGCTAAACGGCTGCGGAGAATAACGACCAGCAGCAATTACAGGGCTGTAATTGTGTGCAAAGTCAGGTGTGTCTGTTGGTACAAAACGACTTGCATAATCGTCGTTTGCTTCAGGCGGCATCACTGCAATGATGTTGATTGAATCGCCCGGTAAAACGTATGCATATTTCCATTCTGGCCAAGGATTATCAATTGCAGCCAGGTTCACGCGGCGCATATTGAAATTCCAATTGTGCAATTCGAGCAGCGCGTCTCGAGCAATAGGATAGAACCGAGCGCAATGCTCTGCCTGGGCCGAACCTTCAGGCGGTGAAATACTTGACACGGTGGCGTTGTCGCCCAGATGTCCAAGTGCCAAGTTACAAATATCGACTTCTGATGCCATCGTGGCCTCCTATATGAGAAAAAGGGGCCGTGGTTTCCCAGCGGCCCCTATGACTACAGTACCCGACAAGTCGGATTACACAGAGCCTTATTCCGCGCTTGCACGCTTGGCTTTGGGCGACCACTTTTTAGTGGAACCTTCAGCCGCATCTTGCTTGACCTCATCAGTTTCAACCGGAGCGCCTTTGAGGTATTCCAGGTTTGTGTTTTTGGGGCCATCGTATTCGAAAACGTCGCCTGCTTGACGCATGCCATTGTCAACAAAACAGATTGTTTTTGCGCGAACTTGAGCCATGTGTTATCTCCCTTGTTAGACCACAGTAAAGCCAGAAGCGTAAAACTTCTTGCCGTCTTGGATGTCGGTTACGACGTCCGCTGTCACAGTACCAGCACTGTAAGTGCCAGAGATTGTGTAACGTGCGCCAATGTAACGTGTTCCAGTAGATGCGATCTGTGGGTTGATACGAACTGCTGCGTTGTAACCAGCAACCAATGAAGCAGTAACAACTGCGTCAGAAGAGCCAAGAACAACAACACCAGATGACAAAGCAGCGTTGGTTGCGCCAATCACTTCAAACTTAACAGAAGTACCACCAGTTAAAGCGGCAGTCACTGCAAAGTTCATGTATAGATCGTCGCCTTCGCCGATGTCGCGGATTTGAGACAAGTCGATGGTATCTGTAGACACGGCAGTGGTAGTCAATGCCTGGTCTGTTGATACGCGTAGTAATTTATCGGTAATCATGATTTATTCCTTTCAGTTAATGGGTTGATTAGGACACTACAGCTTCAGCATTGATGATGGCATCAACACGGCGAAGCGGAACGCCCAAGAATGACAACCAGCTATATGGTGTGCCAAATTGGCTTAAGCCTTCATTGATCTTCAGAACGTATTGTGACTTGTCAAGAGCAGCGATGCTCAAGCCAGAGTGAACAGTACGGTTCATGTAGAACGCTGCACGACCCATTGCCATGTTAGGAATACGGTACAAAGAACGTGCCATCAGCTTAACGATGTTAGTCGCAGCAGAAGCAGCTTGAGTACCAGTTTGACCGATCAAATCAGACACGTCGATGTTACAGATACGAACAACATAGCGCCAATCTTTAACGACCAAGCCGTTTTTCCACTGGTAGCGAGTTGCGTACGCTTGCAGACGAGTACCGTCGCTGTTGTACACAGTTTGCTCACCCAAATCTTCATGGATCAAGCCAGCTTTAGAGCCTTTAGGGAAGTGGCAATACACAGTGTTGTCGCCCCAAACTACGAGGAACACAGAGGTGTTGTCAGAGCCAGAACCACCAGCAGACAAGATGTTCTGTGCGTTAGCAGCAGACAAGCTTGAATAGCGTGGAGCCATACCAAGGTATTGCTTTGGATCTGTACCAGGGTTGCCGTAGAACAAAGTCGTGGCTTGAGTCTGGTTCATTGCTTCCAAGAAAGCGCTGTCTTCAGACAAACGGAATTGAGCGGTGTTACCGTTCAACATTGCCAAGTCTTTGTCAACTTCAGAACGTGCTTCCAAGATACCAGCCGCTTCGTCAACTTGTGCAGTTGTTGATTTGGTTGATGGAATACCTTGGTTCAATGCACGCCAGTAGACGCCAGGCAAACCAGTACGAATAACAACGCGTTCGCCAGTAGGCAAGTTGCCTTCTTTGAATACGCAGTCTTCGAGAACTTCGTTAGATTGTGAGAGCAGTTCCGCAATGATCGGAATACGACCATCTGGATCTGTACGTTTGGCCCAATCGGCCAGGGTAAGGTTTGAGGTTGCAAGAGTTGCCATTTTTAGCTCCTATTAAGATTGCTGATTTGAATAAAGTGCCGCTGCTTTTGCATTGAAGTCTTGTGGGCCTGTGGGTTTACCACCAGCACCAGGTGAGCTTCCTACAAAAGTATCTTC